CCAAGGCACTGGACCGTGTGTTTGCTGTGTCTCAGCGCTTGAACGGCATTGGCGCCGATCAGGTGGACGCTGCAAAAAACGACTGATCGCCCATCCCTCGCGGCGCTTTGTGTTCCGGCTGGCGCTGGCTTTGGGCCTGCCGGTGCGCGAGATGCTCGCATCGATGGGCTCGGACGAGCTGACCGAGTGGATGGCGTACTACCAGCTCGAGCCCTTCGGGGATTACCGGGCCGATTACAGATCGGGTGTGGTGGCCTCCACGTTTGCCAATGCCCACAGGGCCAAGGATGCAGGGGCATTCAAGCCTGAGGACTTCATGCCATTCCTCGAAAAGCCGAAACCCCAACAACCTCAAGATGAAACCCAGCTCAATGTGGCCCGATTCAAGGCCATGTTCGCGCACAAAGTTCGCGCATAAGGTAGGCAAGCAACATGGCTGATATCGGCTCCCTGGTGATCAAACTCGCAGCGGAAACGGCCGATTTCCGGGAGGATTTGGGCAAGAGTGCGCTGCTCTTGGAGCGCCACGCCGAATCCATGCGTGGATCCCTAGAGAAGGTAGCCGAAGTCGCCAAGACCACCTTTGCCATCGCCATTGGCGTGGAATCGGTGGGCGCGCTCAAAGAGCTGGTCATGCACACGCTGGAAACGGTGGCTGCTCTGCAGGATCTGGCCGAGCAGACCGGTGCGAGCGCCACGGCGCTGTCCGGCTTTGCCCCGGTGGCCACCATCTCGGGCGTGGCCATGGAGCAGATTGGGGTGGGCCTGACCAAGCTCTCCAAGGGGCTGGCCGGGGTGGACGATGAGACCAAAGGGGCTTCGCAGGCCCTGCAGTTTCTGGGTATCAAGGCCAAGGATGCGGGAGGAAACCTGCGCGATCCGGCCGAGGTCATGAACGACATTGCCCTGAAACTGTCTAACTTCGAGGACGGTGCAGGCAAGACGGCCATTGCGCTCGAACTGTTCGGCAAGTCAGGTGCAGGCTTGCTGCCATTCCTCAAGGACCTGGCCGCCAACCAGGATCTGAACATCCGGCTCACAGAGGCCGAGATCGAGTCGGCTGAGAAAGCCTCCAAGGCCATGGGCCGGATGCGGGCCGAGCACAACTTCGTGGCCCAGACCATCGTGACGGCGGCGCTCCCGGCCCTTGAAGAACTGGTGGGCGAGCTCAAGGCCGTGATGCTGGGCACGCACAACACCGCTGATGCCATGGTCAAACTGCGCGACGATGGCACGCTCAAGACCTGGGCGCAGGACACGGCTTACGGCATAGCGATCGTCATCGATGCGCTGCGTGGAGTGATCCAGATGGCCAAGGCGGTCATGGGCAGCTTCGAGGCGGTCTGGGCCGACATCGAGTTGCTCAGCACCTTTTTGGCCGGTGGCAAGGGGCTGAACCCGTTCTCCGAGGAGAACAAGGCCACCCTCAAGACCGCATTGGAAAAACGCAATGCGATCGTTGAGAAGGCCAACCAGACCTACGTTGACTTGTGGAAGATGCCGCTCCTGGCCGACGCGGTCAAGGAACGGTTCGATGCCATCAACCGGGGGGAGACCGAAGCAGCCGGTGAGGCGGCCAAGCCCAAACTGAACTACAACTCGGCCACTGGCGCGCTCACAGCTGCGGCCATGGCCAAGATCGAGAGCGACATCAAGCAGCTGCAAGGGCTGACGGATGTCGAGACGGGCCTCCTGAAGGACCGGCAAAAGATCATCGACCTGTACGAGGGCCAGGGTTACATCAGCTACAAGGAAGCCAGTGAAGCTCGCCTGAACGCTCAGCAGGAATTCACGGACCGTCTGGGCGAGTTGTATGCCCAGGAAGAGTCGATCCTGAAACGGGGCTTGGCCACTGTGGCCAAGACCACCCAGGACAAATTGAAGCTCCAGGACAAGCTCTCGGAAATCACCCTGCGCCGGGAAAAGCTCGAGCGCGAAGCTCAGCAGTCGAACCTCGAGCGCGAGATCAAGCTGCCGGGTGAAACGCTCAAGGACCTGCAGGAGCAAGTGGCCAGAAGCCAGGGCCAGCTGCGCTCGACCGAGGAACAGATCAAGGTCCTGCGTGAGACGGGCTCGATCAGCGAGATCGATGCCTTGAGGCGCTTGTCCGATGCCCGCAAGTCCAGTGCTGATGAGCTGGCCGACTTCGCGGCCAAGGCCCGGGAAATGGTGGAAGCCACCCCGGGCAATGACAAGTTGGCCGAATCTTTCAGGCGCATCGAAGAAGCCGCCCGTCAGGCGGCCGATGGTGCGAAGCTTCTGGGCCAACGGGCGCTGGAGTTGTCAGACCCAGGCGCTGGGTTTGCCAAGGCGCTGCGCACCCTCGGTGAAGAGACCGAGCAGGTGGGCAAGCAGATGGAGGCGGTGACCACCAAGGCCTTCAACGGCATGACAGATGCGCTCACCAATTTCGTGATGACCGGCAAGCTCGACTTCAAGTCGTTGGCCACCTCCATCATCTCGGACCTAATTCGCATCCAGATTCAGCGCGCGGTCACCCTTCCTATGGCCAAGGCACTGGGCAGTCTGTTTGGTTTTGCCGATGGTGGGGTCATGACCTCTTCGGGCCCTTTGCCGCTGCGGGCGTATGCCAGTGGCGGTGTGGCCACCACGCCGCAGTTGGCAGTCTTTGGCGAGGGCTCCATGGCCGAGGCCTATGTGCCGCTGCCAGACGGCCGCTCGATCCCCGTGACCATGAACCAGTCCCAATCTGGGGGCGGGGACGTTTTCAACGTCTCGGTCAATGTGGTCGAGGGCGGGGTGACTACCAATGCGGGCGAAGGCAAGGAACTGGGCAGGGCGATTTCCAGTGCGGTGCGTCAGGAATTGCTCAACCAGAAGCGGGCCGGTGGCCTGCTGGACCCGCGTCGGCAGTGACGCATTGAAGGATTTCCATGGCGACATTCACTTGGATCGCCTCGATCGGGGCGTCCCTCACCGTCAAACCCAATGTCCGCAAGGTCTCCTTCGGGGACGGCTACGAGCAGCGCCTGGCCTACGGCATCAACACCCAGCCCGAGGTCTGGTCGCTCGAATTCCGGGGCAAGTCCACGGTAGAGGCTGCTGCAATCGACAACTTTTTGCGAGCACGGGGTGCGGTGCAGTCCTTTGACTGGACCACCCCGAGCGGCATTGTGGGCAAGTTCCTCTGTGAGGAATGGAGCCGCAGCATCGAAGAACCTAATCTGGAAAACATCCACGCCACCTTCCGGCAGGTGTTTGATCTGTCATGACCAGCCAAGCGATCACCTCAGAAATTCAGAAGCTGGCCCCGAGCGCGGTCATCGAGCTTTTTGTGCTGGACCTGTCTCTCTTCAGCGAGGGGGTGGTGCGGTTTCACGCAGGCACCAATGAACTGCGCCGTCAGGTGGTCTGGCAGGGCAATACCTACGAGCCGTTTCCCGTTCAAGCCGAAGGCTTCGAGTTCAACGGCAACGGTCAGGTGCCGCGCCCCAAGCTCAAGGTGGCCAACGTCACAGGCAGCATCACCGCGCTCATCCTGTCCTACCAAGACCTGGTCGGGGCCAAGGTCACCCGCAAGCGAACGCTATTGAAGTACCTGGACGCGGTGAACTTCGCCTCAGGCGCCAACTCCACGGCCGATCCTTCAGCCGAGTTTGCCGACGATGTGTATTTCATTGACCGCAAGTCGCGTGAAACCCGGGATGTGGTCGAGTTTGAGCTGGCGGCCGCTTTTGATCTGGAAGGGGTGTCTCTGCCCCGGCGACAGATCGTGCAAAACGTCTGCCCCTGGCTCTACCGTGGCTCTGAATGTGGTTACACCGGCACTGCTTACTTCAATGCCAATGACGAAACCGTGAGCTCACGAGCGCAGGATGCTTGTGGCAAACGTCTGATGTCCTGTCAGAAGCGCTTCGGGGCGAACGCCGAGTTGCCCTTTGGCGGGTTTCCTGCAGCGGGGTTGATCCGGTGATGCTCGAGACCAACCAGACGCTGGCGCTGTCCCACGCTGCTCGGGAGTTTCCCCGCGAGGCATGTGGTCTGCTCGTCATTCACAAGGGCCGGGAGACCTATGTCCCGTGCCGAAACATCGGCGTGGGGACCGATCAGTTTGTGATCCACCCCGAGGACTATGTGCGCGCCGACCAACTTGGCGAGATCGTGGGGGTGTTTCATTCCCACCCCAATCTGCGTCCTGACCCCAGCCAGGCTGACCGTGTGGCCTGTGAAGCCACGGCGCTGCCCTGGTTCATCGTGAGTTTCCCGGCTGCGCATTGGACCGAGTTGCAGCCGCAAGGCTATGTCGCCCCGCTGGTCGGCCGTGAATGGGCGCATGGCGTGCTCGACTGCTACTCGCTGATCCGGGACTGGTACGCCCAGGAGCGCGGCATTGACCTGCCCGATTTCGCACGCTTTGACGAGTGGTGGAAGCGCGGCGGGAATCTGTACATGGACAACTTCGCTGGCGCGGGTTTCCACGTGGTGGAGGCCTCCGACATGAATCCGGGCGATGTCCTGCTGATGCAGGTTGCATCGCCTGTACCGAATCACGCTGCCATTTACCTGGGCGACGAACTCATCTTGCATCACCTGCAGGGCAGGCTGTCCAGTCGCGATGTCTATGGCGGCTACTGGCAAAAGATCACCACCCACACCCTAAGACATCAACTTCTGAATGGTCACGATTCTTTTACTCGGTGAACTGGGCAAGCGCTTCGGGCGACGCCACAGGATGGCAGTGGCCTCAGCCGCTGAGGCTGTGCGCGCCCTGTGCGCCAACTTCCCCGGCTTCGAGCGAGAACTGGTTGCCTCGGGCGAACGTGGGGTGGGCTACCGGGTGTTAGCCGGGCGTGACGCCCTTAGCCTGGACCAGTTGCACGAGCCCAGTGGCCAGCAACGCATCACCATCGCCCCGGTCGTATCCGGGGCAGGAGGCAACGGTCTGGGCCAGATCCTCCTGGGCGCTGCCTTGATCGCGGTGTCCTGGTGGAACCCGATGGGCTGGGCCGCAGCAGGCTCGTTCCTGTCTCAGGCCACGCTGTATTCGGTGGGCACTTCGATGATTTTGGGTGGTGTGGCCCAGATGATTGCTCCAACGGCCAAGGCGCAGGATCCATCCGAGCGGCCAGGCAACCAGCCCAGTTATGTTTTCAACGGGGCGGTCAACACCACGGCGCAGGGCCATCCCGTACCCGTGGGTTACGGCCGCCTCATCGTCGGCTCGGCCGTGATCAGCGCGGGAATTGATGTGGACGAGATCGCAGTATGAACACCCCTGAGTCTGGATTGATCATTGGCTCAGGCGGTGGCGGCAAGGGTGGAGGCGGTAGCGCCCGTGTGGCCCAGGAAGCTCCGGACAGCCTGCGCTCCAAGGCCTACGCCCGAGTGGTGGATCTGGTCTGCGAAGGTGAGATCGAAGGGTTGGCTGCTGGCCTGCAGTCGGTATACCTCGACGACACCCCGATCCAGAACCCGGACGGCAGCTACAACTTCACGGGGGTCACGCTCGAAACCCGACCCGGCACCCAGCAGCAAAGCTACATCCCTGGCTTCTCCTC